GGGTTAGATATTTCGAAAATACCAAAAGAAACCGATGGTATTATAGTAACTAATATTTTTGGAAATATTGTAGATATAGAAAAATATATCACTTATTGTAATAAAAATAATATAATTTTGTTATTTGATAATGCTGCTACTCCGTATACATTTTATAAGGGTAACAATTGTGTAAATTATGGCACTGGTTCTATTATTAGTTTTCATCATACTAAACCATTAGGATTTGGTGAAGGTGGTGCTATTATAGTTGATAAAAAATATGAATCATCTATAAGATGTATTATGAATTTTGGAATTAATAATGGAAACTCATATTTTTTAAGAGAAGGGAATAATTATAAAATATCTGATATATCTGCAGCATATATTTTACAATATTTAGATAATTTTGATAATATTGTTAAAAAACATAAAGAACTTTCAATTTATCTTATTCTTAAAATTAAAAATATAAAAGGTATTAAATTATATCCAAATTTTAGTTATGATACTCCATTTTTATCGTGTTTTTGCTTATTAATTGATAATTACGATGATAATATAAGAATAAAATTATTAGAAAATGATATTTTTTGTAGAAAATATTATAATCCTCTAAAAAATACACCAAAGACTTTAGAAATATATAATAAAATATTATGTATACCTTGTACAAAAGATATGACAGAAAAAGATATAGATAAAATAATTAATCTAATTTAATTATATTTGTATAAAATAAATTCATTTGAAAATTTTGTAGGATTTTTATTAAATTGAGATATTGCTTTTAAATAATTTGGCAATGAACCTATAACTAAATATGGTAATTTATTTTGTTTAATTTCTTTTACAATATCATCAACAGCTAATTTTACATCTGGGCTATATTGATAATCTAAATAATCATCAAAAACTATATATCCACCTTTTTTAACTAAATTATGATAATTATAAAAATCTTGTTTTACTACTTTATATGAATGATCTCCATCAATAAAAAATAAATCAAATTGTATATTTTTAACTTTATTAAATATATAATTAAAATAATAAATATTATTAATATACTTAGTTTGTATTCATATATATATTATTATTTTATTTTTTATAGGATTATATACATAAACCGGTGTTCATTTATTTTTAACAGAACTGTTATTACTATTTTTGTAAATCTTTGATCAATTTCTGTTCATATTTTAAACATTCTTTACTTCTTTCTTTAATATTTTTTAATGGATTACCACCATAAATAGTCCAACCATTTAAATTTTTATTAACCAAACTTAAAGCACCTATAGCAGCACCATCTTGAATATATGTATTTGGTAATATTAATGAGTTAGAACCAATAATAACATGTTTTCCTAAAATAATATCTCCAGAATCTATTTTTCTATACTTATTTGGAATTGTTGGATTTGTTAAACATGAACCATTATATATATCTGATTTACCAAATAAACTACAATTATTTGATACACCTGAAAAATCAGATAAAACGATTTTTGATCCAGAAATTAATGTTGTATTTCTACCGATATGAACATAGTTTCCTATATCAATTAATCCACTGTTTCCTGATAGAAAACAGTAATCATCTATTTGAATATTACTTTTCAATGAAATATTATTTGGATGAATAAACTTTGTTAATTTGCTAATTTTAATATTATTACCTAACACTTTAAACCCAACAGATCTTAGATAATTTAACGAATAATACATATTAATGTAGTATATAAAAATACATATTATAAACCACCATTTATATCAATAATTGAACCAGTCATATAATTGTTATAATGAATAAGATAATTAACTAAATGAGATATATCTTTGGCTTCCCCTAATTTTTTAACAGGTATTTTATCAATTATATTATTTAAAACAACTGGGTTCATTTTTTTAGTCATATCAGTTTGAATATATCCAGGACAAATGCAATTAACAAATATATTTTTATTAGCATTTTCTAGAGCTAATGATTTAGTTAATCCAAATAAAGCTGATTTTGAACTAGAATAATTTGTCTGTCCTAAAGCACCTGTTTTTCCATTTACAGAAGAAATAAATATAATATTCCCCTTTTTTTTATTACGCATTTGGTTTACTATAGGATTTAGTAAGTAATATGTTGATACGTAATTAATTTGAATTACATTTTCCCAATCACTATTATTCATTTTATGAAAAAAAATATCTTTTGTTATTCCAGCACAATGTATAAAATTATCAATTTGATATTTTTTTGTAATATTGATAACCGTTTCTTTAGTTTCTATTTTTTTTTGTAAATCTAAATTTATATTTATTAAATTTTTATTATTCAAATCTAACCCAGTTCTAGATAAATTTATAACATTATGATTTTTCATAAGTAAAGTATTGATAATTTGCTTACCAATACCCTTACTTCCTCCCGTAATTAAAGTAGTTATCATTTATATATTATAATATAATATATAAATATATGGATTTTATACCAGGATATTTACAAGGCATATCGAGAGTATTAGTTTCTCACCCATTCGATTATATAAGATTACATTTACAGATAAATAAATATCATTCATTTTCTCACTTTTTAAAAAATAATAAAATTTCTATTTTATATAGAGGTGTTAGTATACCTTTAATAGCTATCCCAATTGAAAGGGCCATACAATTCAAAATATATGAAAATTTAAATAATTATAATTTATCACCTTTTACAGCAGGGTTTTTAGTAGGTATAATAAATCCTTTATTTAGTTTACCTGCAAGTAATATATGTAATAATTATGTTTTAAATAAAGAGACAAACATTAAAAAATATATTATCAATAAATTGAAAAATCCTCTTGAACTTTATAATGGTTTTAAACCTGAAATATTAAGATCGGTATTAGCATCATCTATTTATTTAGGAAGTTATGGAAAAATGAGAAATTTATATGGGAATGATTTGAGGCAATCTATTATTAATGGAGCAGTAGCTGGTATAACTTTGTGGACAATAACATATCCAATAGAAACAATTAAAATAGAACAGCAAATTAATAATAGAAAAATAATAACAATATTGAATAACAGGATTTATAATTACGGAATACTCAATTTATGGAAAGGCATTTCAGCCGTTTATATTAGAACATTACCATCATCTATTGTGGGTATGGTTGTGTATGAAGAAACAAAAAAAATAACCGACAAATATAATAAGTATTAAAATTTATAACCAAAATTAACAAAATCATTTATATTGGAATATTACCATCTGTATCCTTTTTGCAAGTTATTTTAGGTATAAATACAACTTTGTATTTATTTTCGGTAACTTTTTTGTTAATTACACCTAATATTTCCATATCTTCTGGCATTATGGCATATTCTTCAATTTTTTTATTTTTAATTTTATTTATTATATCTAATCTTGATTTTTTAATTTTTAAAATATCCTCACCAATTGATTTTAAATTAATACATAATGTAGAATGAACCATATTAGCTGGTTTAGGTAATAAATTATTATAATGAATTTTAATTATACTATTATGTTCTCTTGGTAAAATAAAATCTGTATAATGTGATTTACTAAAAATAACATCAGCTTTAGGAAATTTTTTAATTACATTGTAATATTGTTCTACATGGTCATGTGTCCATTGATCATCATCATCACAATGTAAGTAATAATTATATCCCATATCTATAGCTTTTTTAACACCATTATAATTTGCGTTTGATCCACCACAACTCCATTTGTTTTTAGCAATATTGAAATAACCTTCTCTGAATGATATAGGGTAGTTTTCAGCAATTACTTTATTTTTAAATAACGAACAAACCAAATCAAACTCCTTTTGATCTTCATAATTATCACCATTTAAAAAAATAGTAAAATTTTTATAAGTTTGATTATTCATTATATTTGCCAATTTTTTTAGATTTTTTAAACTACTACCATCTTTTCTTCTATAAGTACAAATTATAATCGCAAATAATTTATCGTGTTTACCATTAATACTATTAAAATGTTCATTATTTTTAGTTATTAATAAAATTAATACTAAAATAATTAATAAAAGTAAAAATAAAATTATTATTTTATTCATATACTATAATGAAATATTTAGTTTATGGTGGAAATGGTTGGATAGGTTCTATGATGTGTAAACTATTAAAAGAACAAAATATAGATTATAGTATTGGACAAATCCGTGTTGATAATGATATAGCTTTAAAAGAAGAAATAGAATCTGTTAAACCATCTCACATAATGTGTTTTATTGGGCGGACACATGGTGAATATGAAGGAACACAAATAGGCACAATTGATTATCTAGAAAAACCTGGTAAATTGGTTGATAATATTAGAGATAACTTATTTTCACCATTAGTATTAGCCTTAATATGTCAACATAAAAATATACATCTGACTTATCTTGGAACTGGTTGTATATTTTCACAAGAAAGTACCGATATACAAAAATCACAAGGCTATACAGAAAATGATAATCCCGATTTCTTTGGTTCATCTTATTCAGTGGTAAAAGGATTTACTGATAGATTAATGCATCAATTCAAAAACTCAGTATTAAATTTAAGAATAAGAATGCCAATCGTTAATTACGATAATCCACGTAATTTTATAACAAAAATAACCAAATATGATAAAATATGTTCTATTCAAAATTCTATGTCATATTTACCGGAACTTCTACCAATTGCTTTAGATATGTCTATTAATGGTAATGTAGGTACACTAAATTTAACAAATCCAGGAACAATTAGTCATAATGACATTTTAGATTTGTATAAAAAATATATTGATTCTAATTTTAAATGGAATAATTTTAGTATAGAAGAACAAAATCAAATATTATTATCAAAACGATCAAATAATAAACTTAATACATCTAAATTAGAAAAAATGTATCCTAATGTTTTAACTATTCATAATGCATTAAAAATATGTTTAAAAAATTATACTAATTAAAACATTTTAATAGCACTAAATCTAGTTTCATTTTCATAGGTTGCTTCACATATAGTATATCCCATTTTTATAAAATCTGTATGATCATAAATTATATGTTGATAATCGCCATCGTATTTATGTTTATCTAATTTAATTTGATGTGTCTTATTCCTAATATTTACAATATATACGCCTTTTTTTGTAACTCTCTCTATTTCTTTTAATGCCTTAACTGCATATTCTTTAGTTGGAAAATATTCAAATACGCCTACTGAAAAACAATACTCAAAATAATTATCTTTAAAAGGTAAATTAGCAGCTTCACAATTAAATACCTTAGAATTTGTTATTGAAATATTCCGGTTTATTAAACTTCGTGAATAATCTATACCATAATAATCAAAATTTACATTAAACAATTTAGAGAATTGTCCTGCACCGCATCCAATTTCAAGCACTTTTGAATTAGGCTTAATATCTAATTGATAGACTATATTTTTATAGGTAAATCCAGCATCAAAATCGGTGCCTTCATATCCATTAAGTGTTGTTAAACTATTTGTTTGTTCTTTACCTTTTAGTTCCCATATTTTATCCCACCCACTTTTTTGTTCATCAGAATCGCATAATTTATTATAAGAATTAATGTCTTTTATAATATTTGTAGTGCTTATTCCGTCATTATAATCAATTATTTTCATTTTATTAAGTCTTATTGGTGCTTCGAAATATTTTAATTGTTTATCATAATCATTTTTAGTAGAAAAGGCATGAACTACTAAAGCTATATTATGTTTATTAATAAACTCTTCAGTTAATATATCAGGATAATCAATTGTAGCTTTATCAACATATTTACAAGATTCAACTAAACTTAATCGTTTGTATTCATTAAAAACCGGTTTACGTTTATAACTCGTTGATTCATTATCATTCAAAATTCCAACAAATAAATAGGATTCTGGATATAATTCTTTAATTTTTTTAAAGTGATTCACATGACCACTATGAAATAAATCAAATACGCCATCACAAAAAATAATCATTATACTAAATTATTTAGTTAATACTTTAAGCTTTAATCTTATATTTTTCTTTTATTTCTTTTATTCGATTTTCTTCTATTTCGTTTTCTACTATATCCACCTCCAGATAATTCTTCGTCTAACGATTTCTCATATGAATTTAGTCTTAAACTATTAAGTCGTATCTTTAACAATTTTGATAAATCTTGGCGTGTATTAGAATTTTTAGAGGGTTTTCCTAAATATGTAATGCCTCTACAAGAATTATCAAATATTATAACATGTTCAGTTGGTTTAATATCCCCAACTAAATAAATATGTTCCATTAATTCTTCTAATGTATATATATTACTTGATTTTGGTTTTAAATATTTATTATATTTTAGTATTTCGTCTGCCCTAGATGGAACATCTCCTTTAAAATCATAAACTTCATTTAATTTTAACCCCATTTTTAATTTGTTATCTTTTGTTTGAATAGATGTTATTTTATTATCTAAATTAAGAAAATCATTAGCATTATCTTCATTTAATTCAAAAATTCCTATCAATCCTTCTTGTGGATCACTTGTCACAAAATAAAATTCTGTATTTATAGGTGGATATGAATATCCATATTTAACAAAATTGACTATATCCGAAGTAGTAAATTCAGTTTTAGGAAATTTCCATAAAGAATTTGTAATATGGGATGTATTTTGTTTTAATTTAGATTTTTTAATATATTCCGATAATGTGTCATCGTCCTTATTTTTATAAATATCTTTCATATAATAATAACTAAAATACGTATGAACTACATTTTCTAAAATACGTAAATGTTCTAATTTATTAGCATTTATAAGTCCTTGTAAAAAAACATTTCTATAGTGTGAACTTAATATTTTATTTAATAATATTATTATTGTGAAAATAGATTTTCTTCCCACTGGTTGTGTAGAAACAACATTAAATTTATTCGCATTATATTTGGTTCCTATTTGTTTTTTTATATTTCCAAATACCTTTTGAAAATCAACTCTATTTTTTTTTTTATAATCGTTTATAGAACAATGTGCTCCATGACCTTGTATAAAAAAAGCACGTATTTTCTTTTTATTTTTTTTCATAAAAGCATCATTTAGAATTGTTTTTGGTATAGATTTGTTTATTCTACTAAATTGTTTTTCGATATATATATGATCACTATCTGGAAATAATGTGGCATATATTTCTTCTGATACTTCACTATCTATAAGCCCAGATGGATTAAAAATATATTCTAATACATCCATTCTATGTGCTAATAGTAAAGATTTGGCATCAAAATTAGATTTCAATGATGTTCTAACATATTTTAAATCATAGTTATTGTAGCAAGATTCAAACAGTTTTAAACTTTCATTCTTATCAATAAATGTATCAAATTGTTTTTTATTCAATGATGGTTTTAACCCCTTTGTTATTTTAACTAATCTATTTGTCATATATAAAATATATTTCTTAATCTCTTCTATAGGTAATGATAAAAATAAATTGAATGTGGTTTGTTTACAATGTAATAAATCATCAAACTTAATTAATTTTAATTTTTCTATTATTTCATTTTTAAATATATGTTTGGAAATATATTTTTTATGATCCAAATATTCAAGTTTTTCTTCTAAAGTACTGTTATATTTTTCTTTAGTTGGTTTAAAACCAAATACACTTAACATTGCTTTATACTCCTTTTTTTGTCTTAATAATAATTCAAATGCTTTAACCAATCTGTTTTCAACTTTACCATCTTGAACTTCTGCTTGTGTTATAATTCCATCATTACTCATTTCAATTAATTTTCTAATAGTCGGAAACGATATTGCTTCATTAAATTTAAAACTATCTGTAAAAGAAAAAAGTAAATCTACATTTGTTTTTATACTAGTTAATAAATGTGAATATTCATATGGATATTTATTCTTTGGTGGTGCAAACCATGTAAATACTGTATGTTTTTCCACAAAAATAGTATGATGAAAATCTTCTAATCCATAATGTTTTAACCAATCTATTATTGGTATTTCTTCTATTTTTAATGGTGTGCTGCGTCTAACAGTATTTGCATATGAAATTGGTTTCTTTTTGCTTTTTCTATTACTCATTATAATTAAATAATATATTTATTCACTTTGTACTATTTTTTTTTGTTTTTTTGCCTTTAGTATTAGACGATTTTCTTTTAGTAGAAGATTTTTCTTTAGTAGACGATTTTCTTTTAGTAGTAGTGCTTCCTTTAGTAGAAGATTTTTCTTTAGTAGTATTGCTTCTTTTAGTAGTAGTGCTTCCTTTAGTAGTAGTGCTTCCTTTAGTAGAAGATTTTTCTTTAGTAGTAGTGCTTCCTTTAGAATTATTAACAGTATTAAATGAGTATTCAATAGATTTAGATCTTAAAATACTTAATTTCGATTGCTCCTCGGCGACAAGACTACTTTGTGAATTGTAAGTACGTACAGCAAGACGAGAATCCCGTATTGATGAACTTATTCCTCTACAGGCATTATCAAATATTACGACATGTTCATCTTCTTTAATATCTCCAACTAAATAAATATGTTCCATTAATTCTTCTAATGTATATTTATTACTTGATTTTGGAGTTAAAGCCTTATTATATTTAAAAATTTCATCTGCTCTCTCTGGTATATCACTTCTAGATTCATATACCTTATTTAATTTTAAACCTAATTTTAAAGCACTATCTGGAGATTTCCCATCTATAGTTGCTTTTATTTTATTATTTAATTTAATTAAATCAGATGCATTATCTTCATTTAATTCAAAAATTCCTAGCAATTGTTCATTGGGAGCTGGTGTAAAATTAAATTGTGTATTTATAGGTGGGTATTCATTTCCGTATTTAACAAAATTTACTACATCAGATGTTGTTGTTTCATGTTCAGGATATTTAAATATTTTTTTAAATTGCCAGAATGATTTTTTAGAGTCCTCTTGATAAGATTTTAAACGTGATTTTTTAAGATGTTTAGATAATTTTTTGTCATTTGGATAGTGTTTATCCCATTTATTTTTAATAGTATAATAATTCCAATATATAGTAACTAAATAATCTAATAATTGTAAATGTTCTGGATTATTGGAATTAACTAAACCCTGTATAAAAGTATTTCTATGTTTATAGCCAAATATTTTATTAAATATATGAATAATTGGTATCGCATATCTCCCTACTGGTTGTGTAGAAACAATATTAAAATTGTTAGTATTATATGAAATTTTAGGTGAAGTTTGTTTATCTTTTATATTTGAAAATACCTTTTCAAAATCTACACGGTTTTTTTTTTTATAATCTTCAATAGAACATGTTGCACCATGACCTACAATTAAAAATACACGCATTTTATTTTGTTTCATATAACTATCACTTAGTTTAGTTTTTGGTATAGTTTCGCCTATTCTACTAAATTGTTGGTCTATATATTTATGATCATTATCTGGAAATAATGTGTTATATATTTTGTCTGTTATATGTGAATCTAAAAGATCCACAGGATTAAAAAAATATTCTAATAAATCGGTGTAATGACTATATAATAATGAGTTGGCATCAAAATTTGATTTTAATTGTTCTTTTATGTAAGGTAATTTATAATTATTAGTCTGATCTAATGAATCTACAAAGGCTTCTAAATTTTTATTTTTATCAATAAATGTATCAAATTTTTTTGAGGATTTCAACCCATGTACTATTTTATAAGAGGTAATACTGGTAAATACCATATATTTCTTAATTTCAACGATTGGTAATGAGAGTAATATATTCAATGTTTTTTGATTAATTTCTAATAACTCATAAAAACTTAGAACTTTTAATTTATCTATTATTTTACTATCTAAAAAAGAGAGTTTACTATCAATAACACTTTCATATTTTTGTGTAGATGGATTTATACCAAATACACTTAACATACCCTTATACTCTTTTTTTTGACTTAAAAGTAATTCAAATCCTTTTAATAACCTATCTTTAATAGGTGGTTGTCTTTTGTCAGTCCTTGATATTTCATGTATTGGAATAGTAAAAGCTTCTAAAAAATGATTTTTATTATTAAATGAAAAAAGTAAATCTACATTTGTTTTAATACTGGTCAATAAATGTGAATATTTACCTTCCTGATATACGCCACCAATTGTTTCATAATAACCTTTTACAAATAGTGTATAATACACATCTTCTAATCTATAATGTGTTAGCCATTCTTTAATGGATATTTCTTCTATATCTTTCCTTTTAAACATATATATATATAATATTTTAATACAATTATTTATTTTTTTAGTTTTTTGGATTTTTTAGTCGGTTTAGCCTTTCTATTTAATTTTATTTCTACAAATGGCGAATTTCTTGAGTGATTAATACTAACTAAATGTGGGTATTTTTTTATTAATGCTTTCGAACTTTTATTGCTTTCTAGCACACGTTGTGTTTCTTGCAACCCACCTTGTGACTTATAAACTCGGGTATAACAACTAATATTATTAAATCGTATAACACCTCCATCATTTAAAAAATACTTTATAGTTCGTTCATAATCTTCTTTATCACCAATTGTTCTAACTTCAGCCTTTTTACAATTAATAACACCATGGAAACCACCCATTAAAAATCGTAAATCAGTAGTTACATGATTTTTATCTTCCGTCGCCTTCATAAAAAATGGATTATCTCGTGGATAAACGCTCCAATTTCGGAATCCAGTTTTCACACTCAATTTAAAAGCCTTTTTAATAAATGTATCTAATGATTTTATTTCAATTAATTTATTCCCCTTTTTATCATTAGGATCACCACTATTTCTACACTCCCATATTTTACTAATATCGTCATCCAAATAAACTATATGTTGACCTTCTTTGAAGTGTTGAGACATAAAATTCCGTATACCTTTTATTCCAACTTTCCCTACTATTAATTTATTATATGTTTTAGGATCTAATGCCTTTTTATACTCATCATGTTCTGTTCTATTTGCTAAAAATATATGTATTTTATTACTATGTATTTTATATCGCTTTAACATATCCATCGTTTTCTTTTTTAAAACATCACTTCTCTTATACGAAGGTATTGCTAATACATAATCCATATTAAAATAGTAATATATATTAATCTTTAACTTGTATATTTAAAATTGAAAATTGATAATATTTAAAATAATATTAATATAAATAAATAATGGGTATTGATAAAGGAACGCAAACAGATAAAGTCTTTATCATTGATAAATATCATGTAAGCCATCCTGAATATGATCCACGTAATGTTGTAGAAAATCAACTTGACCTATTAATTATAACCACATGCGAAGATTATTATAATATTTACAATCTATTATTCGAGGATATTAAAGAAAAATATGTTGATTCTAAATATAGTTCACCTAAAAATGAATCCTACAAATATAAATTGCTTGAAATGTATAACTTTATTAATGAACCAGTAGGCAAATTTTACTACCACGATGATATAAAATCGGAATACAACATAACACGATTTAAAGTTCCAAATGAAGTTGATGATAAAAAAGTTATTTTCCTATATTACGATGAAAAAAAAAATAAAATAGGTTTTAAATCTAATTATAAACTTCCGGAAATAATAAAAATTTTTTCGGTTAAATTTATGTTAGAAATTGAGCAGAAAATAGAAAACGAAGATATTGTTGCACTTATGGAAAAACACGAATAAATTATATTTATATTATATGGAAGGTAATATTGGTAAATTATATGATTCATTTAAAATATTTATGGCAAATTTAAATATTTTTACTAATATTGATGACATATTTAATGAATCACACAAAAAAAATGCTTTGACATCAATATTAATCAATATAAAAAAAAGAAATAATCTTGAAAGTATACCTAAAACATTATTTAGCGGAAATCCTCAATTCAATAATATAGCGGGATTTGAAGCCGTGTATAATAAAGCAGGACAAATACATTCACCTTTTATTCCACCATCTAAACCTAATATATTTAAAACAGTATATGATAAATTAGGAAATAATGCGAAAGAAACCAGTGCAAATTGGCACTACGATATGTTATATGTTATATATAATGTATTTCATAGTGATAAAGTAGATTGTATAATTACATCAATGAATGAAGAATGGCATAATTTTAATGTGAATGGTCCAAACGATGAATTTGTAACATTAAAACAAACAAATTCTATTAAAAAAGGATACAAAATTAAATATCCAATAGATTATTTAGGTAAAATTGTTAAACCTATAACACATGTTGGTAATAAATGTGAACCAAGTGGTATGGAGCATATTATTAAACATCGTATTTTTTATATTGGTGATAATGTAATACTAGTAAATATTCATAGCGCATCTAATATGGGTGGCAATCAAATTTCACACGAAATTATTAAACTGCTAAAATCTATAATAAAAACATATAGTAAGTTTAAAATAATATTAGGTGGTGATAGTAATGTCTATTATGGTAATGTTGATAGTAAAAATGACGGTGTTTCAGATATTAATTATTTAGCTAGTTTATTACATAAAATGAACTATAAGTTATTAATATCACGTCATATTGTAGCAAAATATAGACCTTATAATTATTTTCAAAATGCTCAATCGGCTACTAAAGGTGGTGATTGGACGAATGCTGAAACAATGATTTTAGTTTATCCTAATGATTTAGATATTACTTATGATAACAAACATTATTTAGAATTATATGGTACTAAAATTAAAGTGACAGATTTTCATAAAAAATATTGTTATGGATTTTTAGGTACAAGATATAAAAATATGGATCGCAAATATCATGTAAATAGTATTAATGCAAAAAACTGGCATAATAATTTATATTCAGATCATATTCCTATTTATTGTGATTTAAATATAAATTATAAAACCGTTAGACTTATTTTTACTAATAATTTAAGTATAAATAGTGATAGAGGTATAAATAATAATAGTGCTAAATTTAAAATTAAAAATGTAAAAAAGTTAGAATCACTATCAAAAAAAGAGATTGTTAATTTTTTTATTAAAGAAATAGAAGATTTGTTAGGAAATAATATTGTAGAAAAACATAGTGATAATTTAATTTATCTTAAAAGATTATTAAAAGAAACTGTAAAACATGATATAACTAATATTAAAAAAACAAAGAAAAATAAAAAGTCTAAAAAACCTAAATCAAATTTTAAAAAACTTTGGAAAACAAATGATAATTGTATTCATTATAAATCATTCTAAATCTTTAATTTTGTTATCATTTTTTCCCACAAACAATCTGAATCGTGCGTTTCATTTAAATCTATTCCATATTTTTTTGTTATTCTATCTCTCCAAAAATGGACAGTATAAGGTCTTGTGAACATTGATTTTATAGATGGTGCTGGAACACCGTATTTTTTTTTGTATTTATTAAGAGGTGTAAATGCTTCTTTAGAATGCCACCAATCTAAATTACAAAATACATGGGGTTTAAGAACATATTTGCCATAATCGTATTTTTTAATGAGTTTTCTAAGCATTTTCATATATTTTAATTTATCATTATTTTTACCTTTTTTATTATAGTCTAATGATTTTTCATAAAGTTCTTTGTAAAATTCACTTTTAGGTGGAGACTTAAGAACTCCTATATTTACAACATATTTTGCTTTAGATGCATAAGCTCCTTCTTGAATTGTTCTTTCAGATGAAAAAACGTAGTCTTTATCGAAATCAAAAACTTTTAAGGCTATCATATCAAGGTCAACCCAGTAACCACCTTTTTCATATAATAATTTGTATCGCCATATATCGGAAAAAGGTAAAAAAGATGATTTTAATGAAAATATTTCATTTTTAGGCATAACATCATTGCCATTTTTAATTATAGTTCCTTTAGGCACATTTTTTACTTTTTCATAGGTGTATAAATGGTATGTATAACCTAACTTAAGAAAACTCTTAATACTTTTTTCTTCCATCCGTGATAATCGGTTTCCAACCCACAAACTTTGAACAACTACCATTATTTTATTACAAGAAATAAAAAATAACAAATTACAGTTAAAGAAATAATATTAAAAGAATCAAAACT